GTCTGGCACTCGTCACCGCGTCGGCAATGAATTGGTAGAGGTGCCCCGTGGATCGTTCATGGCGACCCTGCGCGAAATGCAGTCGGTGTTCATGTGGAAATCCGACAAGCGCGTGAGAACCTTCCTCAAGATGCTCGAAACTGAGGGCATGATCGGACGCACGACCGTAGGCTCAAGGAACGCACCAAAGACGCATGTAACTATCTGTAAATATGAAGAATATCAGACACGCGGACGCACCAAAGACGCACCAGAGACGCACCACGGACGCACCAAAGACGCAGTAAAGAAACAAGATAACAATAAACAAGAAGAAGAACCTTACGGTTCTTTGTCTGAGCCATCCCCTGCCAATGACCTTTCCCATGCCGTTTCCCGCTACAACGCGGCGGCATCGGCTGCGGGTTGGCCACAGGTCCAGAAACTCACGCCACAGCGTTCTAAGCAACTGCGTGCCCGCCTGCGGGATTGTGATGGGCTGGATGGGTGGGAGGACGCGCTACGCCGCGCCTTCGATAGCGATTTTCTATGTGGCCGCACCAGCAAGGCTTGGACTGGATTCGGCTTCGACTGGATGACCAAGCAAACCAATTTCACCAAACTGACGGAGGGTAATTATGACAACCGCACTGGCAACACAGGCAATTCCGAAAGACCCCAAAACCGGCCTGACCCCGCTCTTGAGCAAATCGCTCGGCTCACAGGACTTGGCACAGCATCGGGCAATGGTCGCGGTTGAGTTGGAAGTGCTGGCGAAAAAGCTGGACCGCTTCGGCTGGGAACGCGACCGGGGCAGCATGGCCCACGACCGGATGCTGACCGACTGGATGGACGCATTGCAGGACTACCCGCTTGACGAGGTTCGGGCGGCATGTGCGGCGGCTATCATCGCAAACCCTAACAAGATGCCGAACGAGGGGCATGTGCGGGCGGAAATCATGAAGGCACGGCAGCGCATCGTCGCGGCCCTTCCCAAGCCTGTTGAGCCATCCAAGCCACGCGCCACGGCAGAGCAACGCGCCCGTGCTGACGAGATTATCCGTGCCGCTGGTTTGCGTCTGACGACCGCCAACCCCAAGGGGGAAACAGCATGAGCAGCCCCAAGAAAACAGGCCAGCGCATCGGTGATTGGTTCCTTTGGATCGACTGCGAAATCGCCAAGACAGACAGCTATCGCAAGGTGCCTCTGGTGACGCTCCGCAAGGCAGTCGCAGGCGGCGACGAAATCTCAACGGTCGTGGCGACTAAGGAAATGGCGCAGGAACTCCGCCGCGCCGCTGACCAGATCGACGCCGTAATCGACGGGCTGAATGAGCCGAAAACAGTAGCGGAGTCCGCAGCATGACCGGCCAATTCGCCCACTGGACCCGCCCTGACATCGCCCACGCCTTTGACGTGTACGGCTTCAACCTGTCGCGGATCGCCCGCATGACGGGCCGCACGGTCCCTGACGTTAAATCAATCTTGGGGGGTTCCCAATGAACGAGCAAGACGCCCGCGCCCGCATGGTGGCGGACATCACGGCCAGCTTTTCCGAGGATATGCCGTTGCCGAAGCTGATGCAGTTGCACAAGGCACGCGGATTCGATGCGATCCAGATCGACGGCGAACACCCGACGCACCCCGTAGGCGCAGAGTTCCGCCGCGATTGGGAGGCCGGTGTCTACGTTGGCGAGATGGGCCGCAAGTACGGCGTGACGGATCGCACAATCTGCACCTGGGCCGAGAAAGTCGGATACCCTAGCCGCCCGCGCGGTTCCAACCCCCGCATTAAGGTTACGCCAGCGTTTCGCGCCCTTTGGATGCGAGGCACGCCTACCAAGAAGCTCGCCGCATCGCTTGGCGTTTGCCAATCAACCGTCCTTCGCACGGCACGGATGGCAGGCTTACCCCGCCGCCGCGCCGGAACCCCACAATTCCAAGGAGCCGCAGAATGACTGAACACACCGACATTTTAGGCCGTCCGCCCGTGATGCGCTTTATCCCCAAGCAGCCGCAGATCGACGCGGTAGACGACGACTGGCGCGGGGAACGCATCATGCGGAATATCCCCCGCAGTTCATCCAGCACGGTGAACGTGGCGACGGCTAAGAAAAGCAAAGCCCGCCGCGTGAGCAAGCCCGCGAAGCCGACGCGGTATTGCGCCGTTCCATCGTGCAACAACGCCCTAAGCTCACAGAACAAGATGGGCGTCTGCAACGGTCACCGCCACACCGATCTATGCCAATGCCCGCCGTGCCTCAACCGTCGAGGACGCCTGACCACATCCACCCGCCTAGCGATGGCGATTGCAGAAGCGGAGGCAGGGGTATGAGCGGGTTTTCCTCTTGGCGTTGGTCTTGGCACTACCGCCAGGGCTGGTTCTGGGGCCGCTTTGACGCCGGACCAAACATTGATGGGTGGAACGTTGGGCTAATCACAATTTGGCGCTACCGGACGAATGAAGGTCGTGAAGCATGACCTCCCAACAAACCCGCGACATAGAAGCCTGCACCCGTTTGATAGCAGTAGGCTACACGGCACAGGCACTCCGAGACCTTGGATACGCAGAGGCCGCTATCAGGGCGGCGATGGAGGCGAACACATGACAGACCAAGAGAAACTAAAGCTGATGCACCAAGTGGCCATTGAAATCGGGCCGGTTGAGTGGGGCTCAACGGGTGAAATGCCGACCGAAAAGCACCTAGAGCACGTCAAGGTGTCAATCGAGAATACCGCGAAGCATTTCGGGCAAGATGGCCCGCAGTCGATGCACGGGGTTTATATCGGCGGCTCTGATATTGTCCTTTGCCACACTGGCACGTCACCGAACAGCCCCGCACACGCGAACATCCTGACCGCGCTCTGGAACCGCTTCGTCGCAGAAGCCATTGCAGCACAGGAGCCACCCCATGAGCGATAACCGCAGAGAGGCGCTAGAGGCGCTGCGCGATAAGGTGAAGGCGGGGGAGTTCGACCGGTGGTCCGTCAACGGTGCGCCCTTGACAGCCCCGCAAAAGGCCTTCGTGACGCGGGCCTACCACGGCTCCCTAGACGCAGCCAAGGCGCTTCACGACGCGGTTCTGCCGGGGTGGCGTTACAGCATCACCCACGGCCCTTCTGGTGACGCTGCCGTCGTCGCCAAGAGGCTGGGGGAGCAGGTGGACACCCTTGGCTTTGCAACCGACAACCCCGCCCGCGCGTGGCTCATCGCCATCCTCTCAGCCCTTATCTCAGAAACCCCCAAGGGAGAGACGCCATGAACCGCGCATTGATGAACGTGGCCGCAATAGCCGTGATCGGTGGGATTGCCGCAAGCGACTATGAAATATCGGACATCGAAGATATCGGAGACCGCCCGAAAAAAGCAAAAGGAAAGCAGTATGCGCCTATCGTTGAGACGCGCCAAAAACCGAAGGACAAGAGCAAGTCGCTAAAGCGCCTTCTACGCAACAAGGGGCGCAAATAATGAACCTCTCGGCCCGCAACGCCACCCAAGCCGAGACAATCGACCGCATCCGCCTAGAGCGCGGTGAGCTTCGCGTGAAGACGCAAACGCAGGCGGCGAGGATCGACACACTTCAACGCATGGTGACATGGCAGCGCAACCGCATAGCCGAGCTAGAGGCGCAGACAACACCGCAGGCAATCGCAGAGAGGCATTTCAAATGAGCAGCAAAGCACAGAAGCGCCGCAACAAACGACGCGCCAAGGGTTACGTCCCCCCAGAGGTAGCGACCAACGAGCGCACAGGCGTCAAAGAGCGCAGCCTACGCGCCGTGGCAAAGCGACAGAGCATGAAGCCAACCGAAGAGCGCCGGGCGCATGGCGTATGGGTGGAAGGCAAGGCAGAGCAGCCCGACGTGGATCTGGCGTCAGACATGGCAGGCACGCTGTACCACCGCCGTGAGATAACCGAAGCGCAGCTTGAGGCGGCGCGTTCATTCCAAGAGATCCGCGCCGCATTCGTGGCAGAGCTTGGCGTGTCGGGGTATCGCTCATGCTTGGCCGGTGGGGTAGGCGGGCACGACGACGGAGACGGCAACCCAGAAGTGTTCCGCGCATACCGACACATCACCCGCCAGCTAACGCCGCCACAGGTGCGCGTCCTTGAGGTCGGGCTAGACATGCCGCCGGAGCAGGCAGGGCGCTTGACCGTGTGGAAATTGCGCGATGCTTTGGATGCGATAAGTGCTTGACCGTGCTTTTTTGGGCGTGTATTCTCTAGTCACTCGAAGTGCGTCTTGATTTATCTGGGCGCAATTTTCGATTCAAGCCGGTTTCTGACTGGCCCCCACCATGGCCCCGCACGGTCATGGGTTTGTGCGGATAGCGGGGGTTAGTCATGAGCGCGGTTCCGGTGTAGCTCAGCAGGATAGAGCGGGTGGCATCAAGGTGCCGTCAGGTCGCGGGTTCAACTCCCGCCATCGGCTCTGCGCTCAACCTGTCCGCCACTGCTGCACCTGATCGCGGCAGGGCGTATCAACTGATCAGGCGCAGGCGCTGACCCCGTACAGGCAGCGCATCCTACACACATTCTTAGCGCACGAGGCAACGCATGGACGACTGCGGCAACCACGATTGGCGGGAAAGCATGGCCAACCCGTTCATTAATTGGTGCAGCAAGTGCAGGCAGCGTCGTCTAAGCGCCAAAGGCGATTGGGTTAAATTGCCCATGTCAGCGCCCATTCATCAGCAATATGGGGAGCACCTTCTAACATAGGTAGCAGCTCTTCACACTTTCTCAGCACATGAGACACAACGCGGCGGCGATACGCAAACCCCCAGCGAGGTAACACGATGGCGGCGATGAAGATTGATATCGACATGTCCGAACTGGATGAAGCTATCGAGAAGGCAACGCGGCTGTCGGCGATGCTGGATGAGATCGAGGGGCGGATTGCACATCTGGATGATGTCGGCTTTTCCGACCCCATTGTTGCGTCTGCCCCTGCATCACCGCCCCCGCCTAAGCCCAAACGGTAAGCCGCATGGCATGGAGACATGAGGGCAGCAGACACGAGCGGGGCTATGGATACGAATGGACTAAGCGCCGCGACAACGTGATGCAGCGTGACGGGTATCTCTGTCAGCCATGTTGGCGGAAGGGCAGGCCAACCCCGGCAACCCAAGTGGACCACATCATCCCGAAGAGCCAAGACGGCACGGATGATTATGAGAATCTCGAAGCCATTTGCAATTCGTGTCACGCCCCCAAGTCTCAGCGGGAAGCACTAGAGGCGCGAGGCATAAAGCCGCGTGACAGGTTGCAGTTTGATCGGCAGGGACGCCCGGTCTGGCAGTAAAGGATTCACATAGGCGACCGAATAGCCTATAATAAACGAGCCGCCGAGGTGCGCTAACACCAAGACGGCTCTAACCATAATGAACGTGCGAGGTTCACCATGGCTGTGCAGCAGCTAACATGCATCATCTGCAGTAATCAATTCAGTTTTCCATTCAAGCCGGGGCGCAGGCCGAACAAGTGTTCCGATGAATGTCGGCAGGAATATTATCGGCGGGCAGCTATTGAGTTTGGCAAGCGCCGAAAGCCCAACCCCATCACGCCGACTATGCGTGAGCCTTGTGAGGGGTGCGGGCAGAGTGGGGTTAAGAGGCGCAAGGGGCTTTGCAAGGTTTGCTCTAAGGCCAGCAATTATGCCCTTCAGTTCGTTAGGAACAAGGTACGTAAGGGCATCCCGGTTGGGCCACCATGCCTGACAACGCTGGTTAAGCGGATACCTCTCTGCCAATGCAAGGTCTGTGGCAAGACGTATAAGCCAAAGAAAGGCGACAGGACTACGGCTTGCAGCCGCGAGTGTGGGTTTGTCTGGGCACAGCTTAAGGCAAGTATTAAGCGGGGCAGAGGCCGCGTCCGTAATGTCGTCGTGCGGGCTAGGTGTAAGCACTGCAATTCCCCTTACACCAAAGCCGCAAACAATACTTTCTGTTCGGATGAATGCAGGGTGCAGAGCCGATCCATCCTAAAGAAGTCGGCGCAGTGTGTAATCTGCAATTCTGATATGACCCCGGTGTCAACGGGCGGCGCTCCACGGATCACATGCTCCAGTGAGTGCTATCAAAAGCACAAGGCCAACACGAGGCGAATAGCTAAGATGCGTCGAAGGGCTGCTATGCGGGCCGTTGCCGTTGAATCTGTTGACCCGATCAAGGTCTTTGATCGTGACGGCTGGCGCTGCCAACTGTGCGGAAAGAAGACCCCCAAGGCAAAGCGCGGCACATACAGCCGCAATGCCCCTGAGTTGGATCACATCATGCCGCTGTCTCTTGGTGGTGAGCATAGCTACCGGAACACGCAGTGCCTTTGCCGCTCATGTAATGGCTCGAAGTCGAATACGCCGATGGGTCAGCTTTCTTTGCTGTGACCCTCCCCCGGCCTAAATCTTTTGAACCCGTAGTATGGGGACCGGCGGCGGAACCTTTCCGATCATAAACCGCAACAATAAAGGTTTGACAATGGCACAAAAAAGAGGACGGGCATCCACGGCTGAACTGTCCGTTGCCGCTGTCAAGATCGGGGATCGGCCTGAGCCACCCATGAGCCTGAACCCCCGCGCCGAGGACGAATGGCGGCGCGTTGTGGACCGTATGCCCTCGGATTGGTTCGGTGATGAAACCTTGTCCTTGCTGCAATCCTACTGTGAGCATGTGGCCGAGGGTGAGGCAATTCAGATGATGGTCGAGAAGGTCCGCAAGACCGCTATGGCCGATGATGAAAGCTATAAGCGATACCGTGATCTTTTGCGGGATAAGGAATTGCAGACGCGGGCGGCGCTGTCGTGCGCGACCAAGATGCGACTGACACAGCAGGCCAGCTATAACGCGAAGTCTGCCAGCACGGCGCAGGCTAAGACGACAGGCGGCTTGAAACCTTGGCAGAGGTAACACGCGGCGAACGCAACATTGAGTGGATCGAAGCGCACTGCATGGTTCCAGAGGGACGCATGGTCGGTAAGCCGATGGTGCTGCGCGATTGGCAAAAGGAAATCATCAAGGGGATTTACGACACCCCGACGCGAAACGCGATAATTAGTTTTGCCCGCAAAAATGGGAAAACCGCTTTAACTGCGTGTTTGCTGTTGCTCCACTTGGTCGGGCCGGAGGCTATGCCAAACTCGCAGTTGTATTCTGCGGGGCGGTCACGGCGTCAGGCTGCGGTCCTCTTTGAACTTGCGGCGAAGATGGTTCGCATGAACCCAGACCTAAAGGCTTATGTCTTGGTTAGGGATACGGCAAAGGAACTTCTTTGTTCTGAGTTGGGTACGCTCTACCACGCAATGTCGGCGGAGGCGTCAACAGCCCACGGCACCTCGCCTATTTTCGTGGTCCACGATGAACTGGGTCAGGTTAAGGGACCGCGCGACGATCTTTATTCGGCGCTTGAAACGGGTATGGGCGCACATGAAGCGCCGCTTTCGATTGTCATCTCTACGCAGGCGGCAACTGACAATGACTTGCTGTCGGTGATCTTGGATGATGCGGTCACAAAGTCTGACCCTGAGACAAAGGTTTTCTTCTACACCAGCGATCCAGAGGCGGACCCATTTGCGGAGGAAACCATGCGGGCGGCAAACCCGGCGCTTGGTGACTTCCTCAACATCAAAGAGGTGAAGGCAGCAGCGGAAAAGGCGAAGCGGATGCCTACCGACGAGGCGAACTACCGCAACTTGCATTTGAACCAGCGTGTGAACGCTGAATCGCCTTTCGTTTCGCCTAGCATCTGGAAGATGAACGGGGCAGAGCCGAAGCCGCTAGAGGGCCGCAAGGTCTGGATGGGGATTGACCTTTCAACGTCCCGCGACCTGACATTCTTTGCTAGTGTGGCGGAGGAAAACGGTTCAGTTGACGTTCATTCGTCGGCATGGTTGCCGGGTGATGGGATTGAGGAGAAGTCGCGGCAGGACCGGGTTCCCTATGATCTATGGGAAGAACAGGGCCACCTAAACACGACACCGGGCAAGACGATCCGTTATGGGCATTTGGCACGGCATCTTAGGGAGGTATTCGATACGCAAGACGTTCAGAAAGTCGCGTTCGATCCTCACAAATATCAAATTCTTGAGCCGTTGCTTGTGCAAGAGGGCTTCACCGAGGACGAACTTGAAAGGTTCATCCCGGTTCAGCAGACCTACAAATTCATGTCGCCTTATCTCAACGAACTTGAGGCGTATCTTGTCGAAGGCAAGCTGCGGCACGGTATGCACCCCGTTCTGACCATGTGCGCGGCTAATGCGCGGGTCAAAGAGGGCCGGGTGACTGGCGATAGATTGCTGGCAAAGCCGTCCGATACTGAGCGGATTGACGGCATGGTTGCGCTTTCGCTGGCCGTTGGCGCGATGGCATCTGATCTAGGCCCGACTGACAGCGGCCCAAGCGTGTACGAGACGCGCGGCATCCTAACCATTTAAGGCGGTGATATGGGAATTCTGAATCTGTTCCGACGCACCGCAGCGCCGGAGCCTAAAAACATGAAGGCTCAGGCGGGCGAGGGGGCGATTTTCTCCGGCTTTGACGATCCGGCCTTTTATGAGTTCATGCGCAATGGCGCGGGGGGGATGACAGAATCCGGCGCGACCGTGAATGTTCAAACAGCCCTGCGCAATACGACAATCCTGCGCTGCGTTTCGCTTATTTCGTTTAGCATCGGTATGTTGCCGCTCCACATGCAGCGGAAAGACGACAAATCAAAGGCGGACGATCATCCTCTTTTCAGGGTCCTATATCGCAAGCCGAATGCATGGCAGACCGCTTTTGAGTTTCGCAGTCTTATGCAGCAGCGGGCGCTAACGGATGGTGACGCATTCGCAATGATCGTGCGCAGCGGCAATCGGGTGACGCAGCTTGTGCCACTTGCTGGGGATCGGGTCACGGTGAAGCAGCGCGATGATTGGGCGCTTGAATACGTTGTTACGCGTGGAAGCCGTGGGCCTATCACTTTACCTCAGTCTGAGGTGTTCCATCTGCGCTATGGCCTGTCAGACGATGGGATCACGGGGCTTTCACTGGTTAAGCAGGCGGCAGAGGCAATCGGGCTGGCGCAACAGGCGGAAAAGTCGGCGGCGCGAATGTTCCGTAACGGGATGATCTTGGGCGGGGTTCTCAAGCACCCTAACCAGCTATCGCCAGAGGCTTATGAGCGCCTCAAGGAAAGCATGACCGATGATTCCGGCGCTGAAAATGCCTACAAGTGGAAAATTCTTGAAGAGGGCATGGACGCGGTGCCGAACAACGCCCCCGGTAAAGAGGGTGAGGGGCTAGGCCAGCGTAAACACCAGATTGAGGAAATCGCCCGTGGCTTCGGCGTCCCGCGCCCCCTTCTTGGCGTTGACGACACGTCATGGGGTTCCGGTATCGACGTGCTGGGGCAATTCTTTGTCCGGTACAGCCTCAACCCGTGGTTTGAAGCATGGCAGCAAGCGATTGAGCGGTCACTGCTGACAGAGCGCGAGGCCGATGAATACGACTTCAAATTTAACGCCGGTGCATTGCTGCGCGGTTCGATGATCGACCAAGCGGAATTCTTCGCGAAGGGTCTTGGCTCCGGTGGTTCGGTGCCGTGGCTGCACCCTGATGAGCCGCGCGATTGGATGGACCTGCCGCGCCGGAATGATCTGCCGCCCGCACCGGGCCAGCAACAGACAGGAGGGCCGGATGAGCCTGCGTAAACTTCCAGAGATTAAAGCGTTCAAAGCCCTTTCCAACATGGAATGGCAACCCCGCACCGATGTTGTGGACCGCTGGAACGCGGGCATTCATGCCGCGACAAGCGATGAGGCGTCAATCTCCATTCTTGGGGAAATCGGCGGCGGGGACTATGGCGACGGGATCACGTCCAAGCGTATCGCGGGGGCGCTGCGCTCCATTGGTGAGCGCGACGTGCGGGTTGATATCAACAGCCCCGGCGGCGACTTCTTCGAGGGCGTGGCGATTTACAACATGCTGCGCGAACACAAGGCGCGGGTGACGGTGAACGTGCTGGGCCTTGCGGCCTCGGCGGCATCGGTCATTGCGATGGCTGGCGATGAAATCAAAGTGGCGAAAACCGGGTTCCTGATGATCCACAACGCTTGGGGCATCACAATCGGCAACCGTCACGATATGCAGGCCGCTGCGGGCATGATGGAGCCTTTCGACCGCGCCATGCGTGACCTCTACGCCGAGCGCTCCGGCCTGAAAGCCGAGCAAGTTGAAGCATGGATGGACGCCGAAACCTTCTTCACTGGCGAGGACGCCGTGAAAAATGGTTTGGCTGATGGGTATTTGTCCGACGCCGAGATTGAACAGGATGCGGACAACGGCAAACGGGCTTCGGCCATTGCCAAGATTGAGGCCAGTATGGCCGCACAGGGACTGTCCCGCCGGGAGCGCCGTAGCCTCCTAGCGGAACTGCAAGGGGGGGCTGACGTATCGCCTCCTAACGTCATGCCGAGCGCTGACATCATCGCCGCGCTTCGCGGCAACACCGAAAAACTGAAAGTCTAAAGGGGTTTCAAATGAAACACTTCAAACAACCCGTTCGCGGGCTTGTCGGTGTGCGCGCTGATGCCAGCACCGATATCAAAGCACTCATTGAGGAGCAGGGCAAAGCGTTCCATGCTTTCAAAGAGGCCCACAACAAGGAACTGGAAGACCTGAAAAAAGGCATGGGCGATGTTGTCCAGTCCGAACAGGTTGAACGGATCAACGCGAGTGTTGGCGAATTGCAAGCGTCCATCGACGCCGCAAACGCCAAGATCGCGGCCATGTCGCTGAACGGCACCGGCCCTGACGCTGTGAAGGATGCTGAGTACACCGAAGCGTTCCGCGCACATTTCAGCAAAGGCCACATGCAGGCCAGCTTGAACAAGGGCGCTGACGACGAAGGCGGCTATCTGGCACCAGTTGAATGGGATCGCACGATCACTGACAAGCTGGTCGAAGTTTCCGCCATGCGTTCGATTGCATCGGTTCAGACCATTTCCACAGCGGGCTTCACCAAGCTGTTCAACCTTCGCGGCACCGGCTCCGGCTGGGTTGGCGAGACTGCGGCACGCCCCGAAACCAATACGCCCGAATTCGGCTCCATGACAATCACGCCCGGCGAAATCTACGCCAACCCCGGCGCGACCCAAGGTATGCTGGACGATGCTGCGGTTGATCTGGAAAGCTGGCTGGCAAACGAGGTGCAAACCGAGTTCGCCAAGCAAGAAGGTCTTGCGTTTGTTGCTGGCAACGGCACCAACAAGCCGAACGGCTTCCTAACCTATGCGACCGGCGGGGCCAACGCTTCGGCCAACCCGCTTGGCGCTATCGGCGTTGAAACGGCAGCGGCTGTTGCTGCTGTGACCGAAGACGAGCTGCTGGATCTGATCTATGGCCTGCCCGGCAGCTACACCAACGGCGCACGTTTCGTCATGAACCGCACCAGCATGGGTAAAATCCGCAAGCTGCGTGACACAGATGGCCGTCAGCTTTGGCAACCTGCCACTGTCGCAGGCCAGCCTTCGACGCTCCTGGGTTATCCCGTGACCGAAATGCCGGACATGCCCGACATGGCGGCAAGCACGACCCCGATTGCCTTCGGTAACTTTGCCCGTGGCTATCTGGTCGTTGACCGCACAGGCGTTCGTGTTCTGCGCGACCCCTACACCGCGAAGCCCAAGGTGCTGTTCTACACCACCAAGCGTGTCGGCGGTGCCGTGGTTGACCCGCAGGCGATCAAAGTCCTGCAAATGGACGACGGCGTTTAAGCTAATCGCCCCGGCTGTTTTGGCCGGGGTAACCCCCTTTCATTGGAGTTGAACGCATGAGTGAAGACAAGAAACCGGCCCCCAAGGCCACAAAAAAACCATCCCCCAAGGTCAGCATGACAGCCGAGCAGGCGAAAGAGCTGGGCCTTGATCCTTTCCCTTACGGCGGGAAATAAGAAATGCACCGGCTCACCCTTATCACAGCCCCCGTTGCAGAGGTGCTTTCGCTGGATGAAGCGAAGGAGCATTTGCGCGTAGATCATGACGACGAGGACACGCTCATTGAAGCGCTGATCGCCGCCGCTACAGCGTGGCTTGACGGGTGGTCCGGTGTGCTTGGCATGTGCCTAGAGGCGCAGACGTGGGAAATGACGCTTGACCGCTTCCCCGCCAGAGAATTTTGCATCCCGCTTGGCCCCGTGGTTTCGGTGGATGCGATCACCTACGTTGATGGCGACGATGTGGAGCAGACCCTAGCAGGGACCGATTATGAGGCCGCTGGGTCGCGTGTTCGCCCCGTCGGCGCGTGGCCATCCACCTCGGCCAACTATGACGCTGTGAAGGTCCGCTTTACGGCTGGCACCGGGACGCCTGAGAATATCAAGCATGTGGTTCGACTGCTGATCGGCCATTGGTACGAGAACCGCGAAAGCGTAGGCGATAAGATGGAGGCGGTCCCGATGGCCGTTGATATGCTCATCGCCCCGATTAGACGGGTGCGGCTATGAAGGGCGCAGGGCGTCTCCGGCACCGCGTCACGTTCAACCGCCAGACGATGATTGACGACGGCTACGGAAACGTAACAGGCGAGTTTGAGCCGCTGTTCACCGTCTGGGGCAACGTGCGCGAGACGACCGGCAAAGAGCGCGTTGAGGCGGCTTCTGTCGAGAATAACCGCACGGCCACGATCCGCGTGCGCAAGAGTACGCAGACGGCGGGGCTGACCGAGGCCGACCAGGCGGTCGCCCGTGGCGAGACGTGGAATATTCGCGGGATCGCCAACGTGGGTATCAGTGACGCGATGCTAGATCTGCTTGTCGAAGCGGGCGGTGCGCAGTGAAGAAATCCGGCTTCGAGGCAACGCAATCCATGCTCAAGCGGATCACGCCTGAGATTCAGGACCAGTTTGCCCGCGCCAACCGTGAGAACGCGGAATCGGTGGTGGATATGGCAAAGGTGCTTATTTCGCAGCGATCCGGCACGAACAGGGCGCTTATCCGCAATATCGCCGGAGACGATGGGTCGCAGCTTATCGACTTCGGGCCGAAAGCGAAGGTTATCGAGGGCAATCGCGGGCCGCGTCCCTTTGTGAACCCTGCGCTGAACGCGACGAAGAAGAAACGGGCGGCGCGGAATCGCAAGGCCATCAAAGATGCAATCAAGGCGGTGAAGTGATGGCAGACGGTTACGCACTGGCGCTTCAAGCGGCGCTTGTCACGGCCCTCAAGGCTGACGCTGGCGTTTCTGCGCTTGTCGGCACGCGGGTTTATGACCAACCCCCGCAAAGTGCGACGCGCCCATATATCCGCATTGGCGGTATTGAGCCGCGACCCCTGAGGACGGACGGCAAAAACGCCGCTAAACTGACGTTTGGGATTGAGGCGCACAGCCGCCCTGTAACGTCTGGGCGTGTCGAGGCCACCAGATGCGCGGAGGCTGTCGTAGCGGCGCTGAATGAGGCCGCTTTGGCGGTCACAGGCTTTGACGCCGTGCAGGTGCATTGGCAGACGCAGACGGTAGATCAGGACAGCGACGGGCAAAGCTATACGGCAATCGTCGCGTTTACCGCGCTGCTGGACGGTTAGTGGGGATTGATCGAATCAGAGGCGGTTGCAATCATGGCTTGAATTAAAGGGGTTCAAGTTATGTTTAAGAAGTTATTCGGGTTCGGCGGCGGCAACTCAACTAAAACCCAGCAGGGCGACATCCAGCAAGGTGCCACGGCCTTGACTGCGGAAGATGAAGCCCTGCTATCGTTGATCAGAGACTTCGAATTAGCCCCCTCAGAGGATGAGCAGAGATCAATTGTTGGCGAGTCGTTCTATCAAGAGAACTTAGAGGAAATCGCTGGCGGCAAACACGAGCAATCCGCTGAGATCATTGTTCGAGTCGAATTGCGGAGAACCCCGAACAATCCTTACGATAGCAATGCTGTCGGTGTCTTCGTGGAGGACTTGCAGGTAGGCAATTTGAGCCGCGAAGATGCTAAGATTATGGGAGCGTTTCTGATATCCGAGGGCGTTGCAAGTGCGCAGTGCCTAGGCACGATAATAGGCGGCTGGAAGCGCAAAGATTCCGAAGGACACTTTGGTCTAGAGTTAGACATAGCGTGGCCCCCAGCCGAAGAACTCGAGTAGCCTATTTCTTGGGAAGGTCGTCGGGGTGAACGCCGAGGGGGGAGGGTTATTCGTCCTCATATTCAGTTGGGCAAAGGATAATGTCGCCGTCTGCTAGCTGCGCTTCCAAGCCGACGCCCAAGCGCTTTAAGACGTGGTTGAGGAACTCTTCTTTCTGAATGGATTCATCCATGGACATCGGTCTAGTCAGTCGTTGGAGGTAGTCTAGAAACGCTTCGGCGGAAAGCGCCTCTTCGGGGTACTTTTCTTCGAGGGTGGCAACAATCTCAGCGGTGGTGGACCGGGAGTTTCTTTCGGCTGCGGCTTCTACGCGTCTCTTAAGATCAGCAGGCATACGGAAATTTACCTGAACTTGCTCCAATGCAGGGGGGCGGGCCATGTCGATTCTCCTGTTTGCAAGCAACATGCTTTATTTTCTTCTTGACGCAAGGCATAGCATCGTGCTTTATAGCTATGTGCTTTATTAAAGGATGTGACTATGCAGACAATTATTCCAGCGAAAGGTGGGGAAGGGATCGCTCAAGTCGCGCTTCGCTTGCCGCTTTCGCTGAGGGAGAAGTTAAAGATGGAAGCCAAGGTGCATGGGCGGTCGATGAACACTCACATCGTCATGTGTTTGGCAAAACGCAATGAGGAGGGAGAGGGTGCAATACCAACCCCCTGAAACGAGAAAGACCGCTGGGGGTGCGATCCCAACGGTCTTTGATGAAACCCTAGACGCTAATCATAAGGACTTTCAGTCATGAATATACGTTCAACCGAGAAGAAAATCAACCGCCGTTCGCTATTCGCGGCAATTCCGGCCTTCGCGGTCACCACTACAGCCGCCACAGCGTTCGCACTGCCTGACGCACCGGTTCAGGACATGCCTGACATGCCCGCATGGTGGCGCGATATTACGCATAAAGCAGAAGCCGTGTTGGAAAGCGGGGTTCCGCACGCTGGGGCAGGGGATCGTTGGACAGTTGTTTCCAAGGCCAAGCTGGACGCGCTGGAAGAAGCCGTGGCCGCTCTTAAAGGAGGGCTGGTGTAATGGGTATGCAGATTATGCCGTTCGCGTTTCAGGGTAACCCCGTTCGCGTTCTTGAGATCGACAGCGACCCATGGTTTGTGGCAAAGGACGTGGCCGATGCTCTTGGTTACGCCAATAGTCGGAAGGCCGTACAGGACCACTGCCGCAAAGCGCAAGCAGTGGGGTCCCTAAATCAGGGACCCCTAGATGTAGGGGGGTCACGTTTCGTTACCCCCTCCGATCTGGACCCGCAGACTAAGATCATTCCAGAGGGTGACGTGTATCGCCTCATCATCCGGTCAAATCGACCAGAGGCGGAACCGTTCGAGACACTTGTGATGGAGGAAATACTTCCTACGATCCGAAAAACTGGGTCATACGGGACGCCAGCAAGCATCGACTATAGCAATCCGACGGTTATGTTGGGGGTGATTGAGAACCTCAAGTTGGAAAGTGAGACAGCAAAGGCAAAGGTGCTTGAGTTGGCACCGAAGGCCGCAGGTTACGACACTTTGATGAATGCTGACGGCCTGTATGGCTTGCAGAATGCCGCCCGCGCCCTTTCAGCACGGCCAAACCTGTTCATTCGGTGGCTCAAACAGACATACCTGTTCTATCAGGGTCAGGCTTTGGTGCCGCGCGTACAATACACGCAGCGCGGGCTGTTCGAAGTTAAGACCGCTATCGTGGATGATAAGGCTCGCCCGACCACGTACATCACGCCCAAGGGGCTGGACTACTTTCTGGACAAGTTGCCGAATGATCTGTTGATCGGGGGTGCGGCATGAATAAATCTACGCAAAACTGCAAGATGTCGGCCTCATGGGTAAGGTTAAGCCCACAATTCAAAACCAAAGGGCCAAATGCAGTGGTTTACTTGGGCGTGTTCGCCGATGCGATAAAAATAGGTATCTCTATTGATCCAGTAAGTCGACTGAGAACCATCACCACCTCGTCTGGGCGCGACCTACTTCGCTCATTCGTGCTCGTAGCTGATGAAAATTACGATGCTGCACATGCTGAGCGCGAAATGCATCTGCAATTTGGGGAATCCAGACTAGAGGGTGAGTGGTTCACGTCAGAAATAGAGGTCAACGCATTGGTACCCAGAGACGTGAAATGGATTTCACCGCGCGAAAAGCAGCTTGAGGGGCCGTTGACACCCAAGCAGGCGGAGTTCGGCTATAATTTTATGGCCGTAGCGACGCCCAGAGATGTTTACCGATCGCAAGTAAGCGCAGTGCATCGCGCTTACATGCCTTTGGTGGCGAATTTTCTTGAAGCAACGACAAAGGCGGCAGCGGCCACCGGGTTATCCGTCACCATCACGCCAGATATGTCCTGCTCCGATGTTCTGCTACAATTGGCGGATTTATGGCGTGTAGCCGAGGATTATCTTGAGGACACGAGTATCGACGTAACTGGCATCGCTGAAAGCTGCGCCCACGGCAGCTTAGAGGAGTTTTTGCGGGGGTTATCCGATGATGCTTCTAGCGAAGCCCGTCACTAACCAAGCGGCCTAGCCGCCTTGGGCATCCCTTCGGGGGTGTCTTTCAAATGCAAACGAAGAAATAGCTTACCACGTCGGCACTGACGTTGAAGCTAGACTGGTGCTCTGCGTTCTTCCCCGCTGACGTACACATGCGGAGCGCAAGCGCCTCTATCTCATCCGGCACATAGCCTAAAAGTCCACGCGCTTGGATCGTGACCGAGTGTCCATTGAATTGGACAACCGAAGCGTCTCTTTCGTCAGCCCAAGCGGGCGCGGCAAACATCATCGCGGCAATAACTGCATATTTCATAGAATTTCCTTTGTGCAATTCGCGCAAGGGTAAGCCCATATCCCGCCCTTGGGCAAGGCAGGACATAGCGCCACATGGCGTCCAACCCCCATATAGGAGCCTACCCAATGGCAAAACAGCAAGGCAAACTGCTGCTCATCAAGATCGGTGACGGTGTAGAAGGTACAGAGGCGTTCACCACGCTCTGCGGTCTGCAATCCAAGACCCTGACCGTCAATAACAACAACTTTGACGTGACCACGGCAGACTGCACCGCACCGGGCGGGCAGCTTTGGCAGGAAGTTATGACCGGAATGCGGTCTATCGAAGTTTCCGGCAACGGCCTGTTTGAAGGCGGCACATCGCTTGCCCGGTTTAAGGAAATCGCATTTGGCACAGGTGAAGCCGACACGGCGGGCGCGATTGGCAACTTTCAAGTGATTGTTCCAGACTTCGGCACCTTCGAGGGTGCTTTCCACGTCAACAGCGTTGAATTCGGCGGCGAACAAGAGGGCGCGGTGACATACACCCTGACGCTGGCATCTTCCGGCTATGTCAGCTTCACGGATGCACCATAAATGCCTATCACGGCAGAAGCCCCGGCAGGCGGCATCATTGAGCAGTTGGGCGGCGAAAGTCGCCCACTGATCCTGCGCAATGGCGAGATTGAGCGGTTTGAGCGCCAGCACGGTCTAGGCATCTTCGCGATGCTGGATCAATTGCTTGGTAAGGGCGAACCGCAGGCCCGTCATTGCCGCGATCTGGTGGCCCTTGGGCTGGTGGGCGGTGGCCTGCTGGACAAAACCGCTGACAAGATCATTGACGACCTGCCGCCAAGCGAAAATCACCGCATCCGCGCAATGGCGCAGGACTTGGTTTTAGCCGCGTTCATCCCGGCAGACCTCAAAAAAAAAGCCGACGATTTAGCTGGATCGTCCAGCAAGACCGCGCCGAAAGCTACGAAGCGCAAGCGAAGGCCAAAAACGCAATCGCCGCAGGGTTAAGCATAGCCGATTGGCGGGCTATGACGCCTGCCGATTGGGCGCTGTTTGTCGAGGGCTGGAATGAAGCGCACCAGCCGACTGAACCGCAAGCCCCATCGTGGGATGAGTTCCAAGAATTAAAGGCGAAGTATGGCTGAACCGACAGAACGCATTGCGATCCTTTTGGAATTGCAACAGCAGGAATTCGAGAAGCGGGCGAAGTCAGCGGGCGCGGCTATCGACCGCTTGGAGCGCAAGTTCAATCCTCTCGCTGCGGCGGAGGAGCGCATGAAACGCAAGCAGGATCAGCTTAATGCTGCGCTGGAAGCCGGGACGCTAACCGCAGCACGTCACGCTAAGGGCATGGACCTTGTGCAGCGGGAATATGACCAGACTATTGCGAAGTCGCAGAAGGTCCGAGACAACGTAGTTGCAATGAATAGCGCCGTGGCCGCGCAGACGGGGTTCATGGCCCGCAACCGCAACATGTTCCAGCAAGCGGGCTATCAGGTCGGTGACTTTGCGGTGCAGGTGCAGGGTGGCACATCGGCCCTGACAGCCTTCACGCAGCAGGGTTCGCAGTTTCTGGGCATCTTCGGCCCTTGGGGCGCTATCATGGGCGCGATACTGGCCGTTGGCGCACCGCTGGCGGGGGTTCTTTGGAATCTTGGCGAGGCGACCGAGGAAACCAAGGAAAAGGCGAAAACCTTCGCAGACAGGGTAAGCGAAGCTGACGCGGCCCTTGCGGCAATGTCCGCGACTGCGGGAAACGTCACAGACCTTGAGACGCTGCGCAAAAAATACGGCGAGTTGACCGAAGAAGTTCGGGATATGGCGCTGGCACTGTTTGAGATCGACAAGCGCGAAGCATTGAAGAAGGTCAGCGGTATTATTGAAGAAGTGACCGGCGAAATTGCGAAGGCATCCGAGGCTTCGGCGGGCGTTGTCGCTGCTGCGATGGCCGCTGCGAACACAGATGCGGGGCGAAAGGCTGCGGAAGAAGTTCGACGTCAGATTGAGATGCTACAGACCGATATCTCGATGTTTGAGAATACCGGGCAACCTGTTCCCGCTGCTCTTTTCTCACAATTGGCCGAACTGCGCGAAGAACTTGCGGCGGTAGAAGGCGACTTTGCGAACATCGGTTCGCTGGCGCAAGAAATTAACATATCGCCGGAACTGCTGAACCAAATTTCTCAGGCTCAGTCGGGGCTAGAGGCTGCGCGGGATGCTGGCGACTTCTCTGCAATGGCAACTCAGCTTGGCCTAATCCGTGATCTGCTAGTCGAAGCTGGCGACACAGTTTCGCAAGACGTTGTGGATGGCGTCACGCAGGCGCAGGAGAAAGCCCGTGAAATGGCTGCGCGGCTGGCGGAAGGACAAGAAGCGGCAGAGGGCATCGCTAACACGCCGATTGCGGACGCGATTGCAGCGGGGGCAAGTGAAGCGGCGCGGCTGGCGGAAAACTTAGGCATCTCACTTGCCACAGCGCAGCGATTGGCGGCACTTGGTCCGCAAGGTGCAGCCCCGGCAGGCGGGCGTGGTGGCGACCCGCGCACGATGGGCGGCAGTGCCTTGGATTGGCAGACCAGAGACGCGCAAGAGTTTCTTGATAATTGGACCCCACCGAAGCCAAGCCGTGGGCGTTCAGGCGGCGGTGGTCGCAAAGGCTCTAAGCGCCGGGGCGGCGGTAGCGGGCGCGAACAAGAACCGCTGTTCAGCATTGCCGAAGCCGAATTGGAAAAGCTGCAACGCTCCATCGAAATGCTGGGCAAGTCCAAAGGCGAAGTCGCGGCGCTTACAACCAAGCACAGGCTGCTGGATGAGGCCAAGAAGCGCGGCTTGGATATAACAGACG